TTTTCAATTTTCTTTATGCCAATACCCATACCGATAAAGGCTCATATAAAACTAGCATTGCCGAATGACAAAACTCTGGAGAGAAACTTGGCGGTGCTTCGCACGCTGGCTGTCCTGCAATAAAACTATCCTGTAAAAACTGAATTCAGTCAGTTAATTATGAAGCCGGAGTAGTGGCCAAGCCATTTTTGTGTAGTTTTCATTTTTATGTAGTTTTCATTTTTGTGGATTTGCTATTTTGTTATTTGTGCTTGCGTTGATTGTTGTCCTGCTTTTGAGTGCCTGCGTCCTGACGCTATTGTTTCCTGAGAGTGTCTTGGTTGTGTGGGTTGTGCTGCCGTGCTTCGCAGGAGGCATTTTTAAGAAAGTTGCCTGCTTTCCCTCCTGACTTTGAGTTTTCGATGGCTCCTTTTTAGTGCTGTCCTGACTTTTTTTGCATATACTTATGCCTTCAAAAATGCCCGCATTTAGTGCTAATTGACCTATCAGAAGCCTAAGTGCCTGCCACGCAAGAGCTTAACCTTAAAATGGTTGACTTATAATTTAGAACGTGGCTCACTATTTTGGTGCTAACTCGTTATCCTGCAGTAAATTTTGAATTTGGGGGGTTGACTTAATTGCGGCGGAGCCGCAAATGCGTTACACTTTGAGACTGAATTGTGAAACAGGTTGCAACTGCTTGTCCTGCAGTGGTTTAGCTACACTTTTTGTCCCGGGAAAATAGATGTCTGGATGGTGGCAATTCTGGCAGGAAAATGGGCAAATGTCGCCAATCAATGTCCTTGACACTTTTATCGCTATATATTTTGTTGATTGCATGGTAAACATAATACAACAATATGGCATAGATGAACGCAGAAAAACAATTTCTGTGCAGTTGTTTTTGCTTATTTCTGGTTGCGTTAATCCAGAGACAAATCGCGTTGAACTCAATGGTAAGGCAATGAACTTTATGGACTTGTGTGCGTATGCTAATTATACAAGAAGAGAAATGAACATTGCCCTGTCGGAATTAATGTTTGATAATGTGATAATCCGAATTATCGGGAAAAAGAAAGACTTCTTCTATGTAAATCCTGAGTTTATGCTAGATAAAGAAACGCCCAGTTGTATTCTTGATTGGCTTGTTGACTTATTTGAGCAATCTGGCAATAATGAAAACAAAGAACTTGTCTATTTTGAAAAGAGTAAAAGAAAAATAGCAATAGATATTGGCTCGGAGCTTAGTAGGATTACTAGTGGCTAAGTTGAGATACCTTTCTGGGGAAATGAATGAATGAGCGCCTTGCCCGCCTGTTTGATGAGGCGATGGACATTCTCCACAAATACGAACCGCCAGAAGGCTACTATCTGGCTTTCTCTGGTGGCAAGGATTCCATTGTTTGTTATGACTTGCTCAAGAGAAGCGGGTGCAAATTCGATGCCCATATGAACCTGACCAGCGTTGACCCGCCCGAATTGCTGGCTTATGTCAAAGAACATTATCCAGGCGTGGAGCGACACAGGCCGCAGTTGACGATGTTTCAGCTTATTGAAAAGAAGTGCTTTCTGCCAACATCAAAAGCAAGGTTCTGTTGTGATGTGTTAAAAGAGCGAGGAGGCTCCGGGCGCTTGGTGGTTACGGGCATACGCAAAGCAGAGTCGGCTCGGAGGAATAAGCGCACTATGTTTGAAATCAGCAAGACAGACAAAACCAAGCGAATGGTTCACATTATTTTGGGCTGGAAAGACAATGATGTTTGGCAATATATCCGCACTCTTGGCTTGCCGTATTGCTGTCTTTACGATGAGGGATTCAGGCGGATAGGGTGCATTGGCTGCCCGATGATTTCCACAAAACTGCGGCATCAGCAATTCCAACGCTGGCCTAACCACAAAATAGCTTATCGCAACACCATAGCAAAGGCATTAGCCAATAAGCCATCTAAACACTTCGAAAATGACGCCGACACATATCTGGAGTGGTGGCTGTCTAATATGTCGGTAAAGGCGTTTTTGGGGGCGAAAGAACAAACAGACTTATTTGAGGAGATAAAATGAATACTGGATTTTGCGACATTAAAACATCTGACTTGGTAAAAGCAAGTTGGAACTACAAAGAAGACAATGACTTTCTGATGAATAAGCTTGTTGAAAATATCAGGCGTAATGGACAAATTGAGAATATCATTGTTCGTGAGATTGGAAATGGAAAATATGAAGTTGTAAACGGCAATCACAGGCTTGATGCCTTAATGGTTCTAAAATTTGATTCGGTTTATTGTTATAATCTTGGAGAAATTTCAGAAATACAAGCTAAACGCATTGCTGTTGAGACAAATGAGACAAAATTTAGTGCAAATGACAAGTCTCTTGCTGATGTAATTAATGAGATTGTTGATAACTTTGATGTTAAGGATGTGCTTGAAACCTTGCCGTATAGTGAGATGGAACTTGATATAATGTTAGGGAACATGAAAGAACCTGACATTGAGCCAGAAGAAACAGAGAATCCATACACGCAAAAGATAGAATCCCCAATTTATGAAATTAAAGGAGAAAATCCTGCAATTTCGGAACTTTTTGATGATAAAAAGACAAAAAATCTTGTTTTGGAGATAGAAAATAGTGAAATTGACGAAGAAATAAAGGAGTTTTTAAGGGTTGCCGCACAAAGGCATATCGTTTTTAACTACTCAAAGATAGCTGAATTTTATGCTCACGCAAGCAAGCCGGTTCAAGAGTTAATGGAAAAGTCTGCTCTTGTGATAATTGACTTTGATAAGGCAATAGAAAATGGATTTGTTGACATTATAAGCGAAGCAGAAGACATGATTAAAGAGGATATTGAAAATGAATGACAACATTATGGCGAACAAACTTATATACCATCTTGACAGGCTTGTTTTGGACAGGAGACCAATAACTGCGGATGTATTTCTGACCAATTTTTGCAACAATGCCTGCAGTTATTGTAATTATGCCAAGCACAAGTCAATAGACAGAGAAAAAAGGTATGTGAAAATTGATGATTTTATTAGGAATGTTGAGCGATTGGTTAATTTTGGCGTAAATGGAATTATTCTTACTGGGGGTGGCGAGCCCACAATCAATCCTGACTTTGACAAGATTACTCAATTTCTTGAAATAAATGCAATAGAATATGGTGTTAATACTAATTTTGTTGAGTATAAACAGATGCGACCCTCATTTCTAAAGGTTTCTCTTGATGCTCATGATAAAGAGTATTATCTTGAGATGCGTGGAGTTGATATGTTCGATTCTGTTATTGCTAATGTAAAAAGGTATATAAAGTGGAAACGGGATAATTCTGTTGGGACAAATGTTGGTTTGCAAATGCTTATAACTAATCCTGAGAATATACTGAAATTTTATGAGGCTCATAAAGACATATTGTTTGATTATATGGTTTTCCGACCTTATGAAAGCAGAAATTCTTCTTATTATTCTGGCGGCAAAATGGAGGACATTGAAAAGTCTGTTAATACAATAAAATCAATTGCAGAAAAAGATAACAGGATAATAGCCAACTATAAGTGGAATCATCTGTTTAATGGATTCCAGCAATGCTATGGTCATTGGACTCAGATTGCGGTGAATGAATCTAGCGAAATTCTTTTTTGTTGTCATAAGCCTCAAGAGGTGATTTGTAATCTTCATGACAGTAATGCTTTTAATAAGTGGAAACAAGCAAAAACAGATATGTTAACTTGTGATATTCCGTGCAGGCTTAGCGGAATAAATGATTTTATCAGGAAGATTGAACATTGTCCGAGCAATGTTAACTTTATTTAGGAATGAAAGATGAGAGATGATTTTGCAGTATTTATACTAACTCACGGACGAGCAGATAATGTAATAACCTTGCGTTCGCTAAAAGAAGCCAATTATACTGGAAAGTATTATCTGGTTGTTGACAATCAGGATAGTGATGTTGATAAATATATAAGTAAGTATGGCAAAGACAAAGTAATTGTTTTTGACAAAAAGGATGTTGCAAGCAGGACAGATACTGGAGATAATTTCGGTGAAATGAGTGCTGTTATATTTGCCAGAAATGCCTGTTTTGAGATTGCGAAAGAGCTTGAATTAAAGTATTTTCTTGAGCTTGACGATGATTATACTTGTTTTTCGTATAGGTTTATTGAGCCTGAGTTAAATATATTAAAAGAGATATATACTAAACAGCTTGATAGTGTAATTAACCTTATGCTTAATTATCTTGAGAAAACCAATGCTTTAACAATTGCGTTTGCTCAAAATGGGGACTTTATTGGCGGTATAGGCTCAAGATGGAAAAAAGGATTGTTGCGCAAGGCTATGAATTCTTTTTTCTGTAGGACGGACAGGCCGATAAACTTTGCTGGAACAATGAATGAAGATGTTAGTATGTATACCTCTCGTGGGTCAAGGGGTGATTTAATCTTGAGCATAACTCTTTTCTCAATCCATCAAAAGCAGACGCAGACCACGAAAGGTGGAATGACTGATGTATATAAGAATTCTGGAACATATACAAAGTCATTTTATTCCGTTATGTATTCGCCAAGTTGTGTAAAAATTTCTCTGCTAAATACCGCATTTAAGAGAGTTCACCATAAGGTTTTGTGGAATAATTGCGTTCCTAAAATCATAGATGAAGAATATAGGAAACATTAATATGTCAAACATAAAAAGAGTTGATTGGGATAAAATAAGAGCAGACTATGTTCTGGGAACTGACTATCCCTCTTTTGATGAATTATCGAGAAGGCATGGAGTTGCAAAACCGCTGATTCTTCAAAAGGCTAATGATTTGGAGGATTCGGTTAATAGAGGAAAAACTTGGCTCCAACAAAGACAGGCATATATTGAAAAAAAGCAACAATTGCAAGAAGATATTGCCGTAAATGAAGCAAAAATTGCCGTTAAGGGATTTGTTAAAGTATTAAACAATATGGGGTTAAAGGCGTTTAGAATAATAAACAGAGAGCTTGATTATATTGATTCTGAACAGCAAAAAGGAATAGACCAAGGAAAACCATTTAGCATAAGAAAGCACGTCAAAATGTCTGATATAACAAAGATTGTTGAAGTTTTGCAAAAAATTGCTGGTGGAGATGGAACAAGGGAAATGCTTGTCAGGCTTGAAATTGCTGGACAAAAGGCAGAAAAAAAGCAAGTCAAGTTGCAGGATTTGACCGATGAAGAGCTAGAACAAGTTGACAGACAAGTTAAATCTGGTGGCGTTCAGCCGATAGATACTGAGTTTGAAGTTGTAGAAGAGAACGAGAATGGCTCAGATTGAGTTTACAAAAGAAGATTTGATTCTTGAGAAGCAAAGAAGGGCACGAGAGAAATCAGACCAGAAGCAGGCAGATTTTGCGCCTCACAATAAGCTTGCTTTGTGGAAGTTCTGTCAGCATATTGCGCCCGACTTTTATCTTGATGAGAAAGTTCCGCTCAAGGACTTGTCTGAAATCTTTCGCAGAATAACAGTTGGCGAGCTAAGAAAGGTTCTGATTTCGTTCTTTCCGAGAGGCGGTAAAAGCAGGACAACCAGCATCTGGATTGCATGGTGGTTGGGATATGACGCAGACGGCTCATTTATGAGAAACTGCTACAATGACAATCTTGCGATGGATTTATCTAAATCAGTTCTTGATATTATTGATAGTGATGCGTATAAAGAGGTTTTCCCGAATGTCAAGATTGACCCTTCTGCACGTTCAAAGATGAGTTGGCAATTGGATGGGACTACTATTGCAACCTATTTTGGCGCAGGAATGAATGGAACAATCACGGGAAAAGGCTGTAACCGTGCTGCCATCTTTGACGACCCTATCAAAAATCCTGAAGAGGCATTGTCGGAAGCTTATCTTGAGAAGATTGATACATTTATTGATTATGCTCTTGAGAGCCGTGTTGAGCTTGGGTCTAATTGTGCAGAGATAATCATTCAGACCAGATGGTCAAAGCAAGACCCGATTGGCTTGCGTGAAGATGACCCTGAGTGGACAAAATTCATCTTTCCTGTTTTGAACGAAGATAATACCAGTATTTGTGAAGCCATGTTTCCTGCTGAGCGTGCAATCAAGATGCGTGAATCCTGGAAAAAGAAAGGACGCGAATGGCTATTTAACGCTCTTTATATGTGCCAGCCGACAGATGCTGCCTTTGCAAAGCTTTCTATTGACTCCCTTAAACGATTCTCGATGAAAGACTTAGAGAAATTGGGCGAGCCTGACGAGAAGGTGGCTTGGTGCGACTATGCAAATAAAGGCACAGACAATCTTTCATCCCCCTTCTGCTGGCGTTATAAAAACAGAAAATATATTGTCGGCGTTGTTTTCTCAGATGCAGACAGCATAGAGCTTGAGCGTCCGCTGATTGAGAAGATTATGAAATTCAAGCCTGAGATGCACGTGTTCGAGAGCAATCAGGGCGGGATAGAGTTTGCAACCAACTTTGAAAGCAAGTATCAGCAAATCTTGGATGCGGTCGGGACAGAGATTCATACTCAATCAGCTAATACTAATAAAGAGATAAGAATACTGCTCAGGATAGGAGAGATGAAGAATGACTGCTATTTCTTGGTAGATGAAGAGCAAGATATTGACTACTCTAAGTTTATGAATAATTTGGGAAGCTACGGTAAATTTAAGTATGGCAAAGATGATGCTCCTGATTCTCTTGCGGGACTGTTATCTCTTATGTCTGATGTTGCAGATTTAGACATAGAAACACTTGACGATAATAATGATGATAACAAAATACTTGACATTAAAGATGATGATTCTATGGATGATACAGACAGTTATTTAGATGAGTCTGAAATTGAAATATTCTGATGGAGAAAACAAGTGGATGAACAAGTAAGGATTATTGGCGAAGAAGAAATAGGCGCAAATACAATAGAAAAAAGCATGGAAGGTATTGCCGAACTTATCAATATGCCTGCTTTTTCTGTTTCAAAGACTCTTTCTCTGCCAAAAAGCTCTATAAAGGTTGCAGGAACAAAGACTATTGAAGATAATGGATGTATTCTGCCTCCTTATCATCCTGCGGAGATATTGAGATATAAGTCGCTTGATACAACTTATCAAACTTGTATTGCCCTTAAAGTAGACACGATTGTTGGCTCCGGCTATTCTTTTGGCTATAAAGATATTGACGAAAGAGAAGATATTAAGTCATTTTTTAAGGCTCCTAACAGAAACTTTGGCGATACTTTTACGTCTATTCTAAAGAATGTCTATACTGATTTTGAGTTATTTAATAATGCTTATCTTGAGTTTGTAAAAAGTGGTAACAAGCGTGCAATCTATTATCTTCCTGCAAAAGATATATATATAGCTCCTAAAGTTAGCAATGGAGCAATGACAAGAGATATAGAAAAGTATTGTTACATTCCGGCTGGCAATAAGACCACTATTGATTATGTGCCTTATCCTGCTGATGGCAAAACAAAAGATGGCGTTCATTATTGTTTGCATTTCAAAGCTCCATCGCAAGAGAATCTTTATTACGGAAAGCCTGACACTACTCATTTATTTGACCTTATTAGACAAAGTTATTTGTCAGACCAATACAACATAAACTTCTTTTCAAATGGGGGACAGCCGGCATGGGCAGTCTTGATTACTGGTGGCAAGCTGTCAAAGAAGTCATACGAGAAAATCAAAGAGTTTATAGAGAACAATTTGAAGGGTGTTGCCAACGCTCACAAGATGCTGTTTCTTTCCGTCCCAAACGAAAAAGCAAAGATAACCCTTGTCCCACTCACGAAATCCATTGACGAGCAATTCCTGTCTCTTTCTCAAAGAGTGCAATTTCGTATTGCCCTCAAGTGCAGAGTTCATCCTAAATTACTTGGACTCTCGGTTGGGGGCAATTTTGGTGGTGGCTCTGCAGGAATAACCGACCTTAAACTTTTTATGGAAACGGTTGCTGAGCCTCAGCAGAATTACATTGTTGAGTTTATCAATAAGTTTCTTGAGTTTGAATTTGGCGTTAATTGTGAGTTTGACCTCAAGAGTATGAACATTTCCAACGAGAAAGAGGATGCTGTTATTGCGAATCTCTATTGGAATATGGTTGATGCTGCAGGCAATCGTGTTTTAAGCATAAATGAAATCAGGCAAATGTTCCTGCGCCTCAAGCCTATTGATTTGATAGAAACGCCCGAAAATGAAAAGGAAACAGATGAGCTTGGCAACTTGAAGATTGAGCCAAATCGTGAAGGCGAGACAAGAACAAATGACAATACGGATTTGGGAATAGGTGATGGTGAGCAGACAAACAATCTTGACCCAAACAAAAATAATGATGAAAGCAATAACTTTGGATAAGAGGTCTTAAATGAACATTATTGAAAAAAAGAGACTACTTAAGGATGTTACAATAACTCATGTTTCTTACGTAAGGCGTGGAGCGAACAAAAAGCAATTCTTTCTTGCTAAAAATGACTGCTCACGAGCCGACATACAATTTGATATGCAATTCTTCAGCAAGTCTGATGATGATGAGCGGAAATTGCTGTATGGTGTGGTTTATGAGCCAGACGTTGAAGATTCGCATGGCGATGCAATGACAAAGGATGAAATAGAAAAAACCGCTCATGAGTTTCTTGAGTTCTACCGAAATATAGACACCGAGCATAATATGCTTGCTGGTGCAGGAACGGTAGTTGAAAGCTATGTTACGCCCATTGAAATGCAGATTGGCAAAAATGTAATCAAGACAGGAAGCTGGATTTTGGTTACACGTGCCACAGATGAGATATGGGATGCTTGGAAAGCTGGAGACATAACCGGTTATTCAATGTTTGGTATTTCTCGTGAAACACAAATGAGCAAAGGAGAAAACAAGTTGAAAAAGTTCCTTGAAAACATTATGTCTAAAGTTGGACTGAGTAAGGCTTTCAATGAAACAATTGAAGCCACGTTAGAACAGCTAACCAGAGACCCTTGCTTTCTTATGGATATGCTTCAGAAGGACTTTTTTGAAAGTATCAGTTGGGAAAGCGCATTGGAAGATGATTTGAAAACGTTGTCGTTATCAATGCGTTCTGCGGCTGATTACATTGATGGAAAGATTTCTGATATTGCTAAATCCGATGATAGCAAAGAAAATGCTGAGGAGCCTCCTGCTGAAAATCAGGAAGAGACTCCTGCCGAAGAACCCGAAACAACGGAAGAACCAGCTAAAGATGAAGCCGAACCCGAGAATGAAGCTCCGGCTGAAACAGAAACTGAGCCAGAAGAAGTTGGAAAATCCGCAGAAAAGTTATTTGAAGAAATGTTTGAGAAAGTTGTCAAAAGCAATGGCGACA